ATTGCATTCACATCTCTTACTTTTTTAGTTGGACAAATTCAAGAAATTTTAGATCAAGCAGGTGCAGGAACAATTAGACCATTAATTGATATTGAGGAACTTCAAATTGCAAAGGAAGAAATAGAAGACATAAAAGGCAGACTTGCACTTTTAGAACCTAAAACTATTGGTCTTGATGCAAGAGATGAAGATAAAGAAACTGTAAAAAATTTAAGATTAGAATTAAAAGCACTAGAAGAAAGTGTTTTAAGATTTAATTTTGAAAAGGGTATTGAAGAATTTGAAAAACTTATTAATGAATTACAAAAAACTGAAGAAGAAACAGAAAATCTAAAAAAAGAACAAGTAAAATTACAAGAAACATTATCAATATCTGCAAATATGTTGGAGTCTGGTGCAAAGGCACAAGCAAAATTATCTTTTGTTCAAAAACAAAATACAATGACTCTTGAAAATTTTAGATTTGAATTTGATAAATTTAACGAAACATATAGAACGAGTATTAGTCAAACAGATCAGTTAAGAGAAAATTTCCCAAGATTTACACAAACTTTAAAAGATGCAGGAGATACAACAAAACAACTTGATGGATTATTTACTAATACTTTTAATGGTTTTGCAGATACATTAGCAGATAGTATTATGACAGGAAAGTTTGCTTTTAAAGACTTTGCAAGGTCTGTGATTGCAGACATAGCTAGAATGATTGCAAAGCAACAAGCATTAATAGCTATTCAAAAAGTTGCAGGAATGTTTGGTGGCTCTATATTTGGAATTGATATTGGTAGTTTGCTACCTGCAAAATCATCTGGTGGTAGGGTAAACGCAGGTATGCCCGTCTCGGTGGGCGAGGCAGGGCGAGAAATTTTCATTCCCCAATCTTCTGGAACTATCGTCCCAAATAATCAAACAGGTGGATCTACAAACATAAATTTCACAATCAATACAGTTGATGCAACAGGAGTAGATCAATTACTTACAAATAGACGAAGCACCATTATCAATGTTATAAATGATGCTTTAAACAGACAAGGCAAAGAGGCATTAGTATAATGAGTGGCACTTATCCAACATCACCAGAGTTTAGATCAATAAACTTTGGATCGGAACAAAGAACAAAAGTATCAACCACAGATAGTGGTAAAATGTTTTCTACTCAAATAGATGGTCAAAGATTTAAGTTCTCAGCAAGTTATTCAGCATTGAGTAGATCAGACTTCGCACCTGTTTTTGCTTTTGTTATGAAACAAAGATCACAAAAAGAAACATTCCAAATATCTTTACCAGATATAAAAAATGCAAAAGGTAATGTATCTGGAACTGTTTTAGTTAAAAATGCACATACAGCAGGTGACACAACTATAACTGTAGATGCTATGACAGGAACATTAAAAGCAGGTGATCTTGTAAAATTTGCAGGTGACACAAAAGTTTACATGGTAGTTTCAGATGTGACAGCAGATGGCAGTAATGAAGCAACACTTACTATTGAGCCACCATTGAGATCTGCAATTTCAGATAATGCTTCTGTGACTTATGATGGTGTTGAATTTACTGTAAGACTTACAAGTGACATACAACAGTTTACAACAGACAACTTAGATACCTTTAGATATGAAGTAGATTTTATTGAGGCTTTGTAATGACTAGAGGATTATCTAGTGCAATTACAACTGAATTACAAAATCAGAATATAAAGCCTATTGTATTAATAGAAATTTTATTTCCAACACCACAAAGAATAACAAATCACTACAAAAATATTACACACAATTCCAACACCTATACATCAAGTGGACACTTAATATCTATTGGTGGTAAAGCTGAAAAATCAGAACTTGATGTTGGTAATTTTCAAATTGAACTTTCAGCAGTTGATAGTGCTTTTGTTTCTATTGTTTTAAATAATAATGTATCTAATGATGAAGTCACAATAGACATTGGATTGTTAAATAGTTCAGATGTTTTGATTGATACTTTCAACTACGATATAGGTTTTATTGAGAGTTTCAGTATTGATACAGATAAAGCAAGATTGATATTAAGTTGCACATCTCACTTTGCAGATTTTAGTAGAGTTTCTGGGAGAAAAACAAACGAAGGCAGTCAACAAAATATTTTTCCAAATGATAAAGGTATGCAATATTCTGCACTTACAGTTCAAGATTTGGTTTGGGGTAGAAAATAATGGGTTTCTTTATTCCAATTTTAACAATGATTGCAAAGAGTGTAATCACAGGTATAGCTATATCAAAAGCAATCTCTTGGTTAGCACCTAAACCAGAAATACCAGAGTTTCAGCAAGATACACAAGCACAAGGTGTTTTATTAAACAAACAATCTAACAATGCAAATATCCCTGTTATTTATGGAACAAGAAAAGTTGGTGGTGTAAGAGTATTTTTAGAAACAAGTGGTACAGATAATCAATATTTATATGGTGCTATTGTTTTATGTGAAGGTGAGATCAACAACATAACTAGCATAATCGTAAATGATAGTCCTGTCACTTTTTCTGCAAGTATAGCAAACGGAACAACAATAACATCAAATGACAGTAAGTTTGGAACAACAATACAAGTTCAACCATTTTTTGGTGCTGACGATCAAGTAGCAAGTTCATTATTGACAACACTTAGTTCTTGGACAAGTGACCATAAATTATCTGGAATATGCTATATAGCTTTTAGAATTACTTGGGATAATGATAAATATACAGGCATTCCAAATATTCAAGCTATTGTGCAAGGTAGGAAAGTATCAACTTTTGATGGAAGTAGTAATGAAACCACAGGTCAATTTTCTACTAATCCTGCTTTTTGCTTATTAGATTATCTAAGAAATGAAAGATTTGGAAAAGGTATTCCATTAGCAGATATTGATATACCTAGTTTTTTTTCAGCTTCACAAGTTGCAGTCACACAAGTCACCCCATTCTCTGGGGGATCACAAATCAATCTTTTTGATTGTAATGCAGTCATAGATACAGGACAGAAACTTATTGACAATACAAGAACAATACTAAAAGGCATGAGAGGTTTTTTACCTTATACTCAAGGTAAATATAAATTAATCATTGAAACAACAGGTTCAAGTGTTCTGACATTAAATGAAGATAATATTATTGGTGGCATACAAGTATCATCATCAAGAAAAAATGAAAAATTTAATAGAGTGCAGGTAAACTTTGTAAATCCAGATAAAAATTTTCAATCTGATACAATAGTCTATGATACAGACCACAGCACATTAAAAACAGCAGATGGTGGTTTTTTACAAGAAGGTGTTGTTGATTTACCAACTATTACTAATCCATATCAAGCATTAGAGTTTGGTGAGATTGTTTTAAAAAGAAGTAGAGATAATCTTGGTTTACAGCTTACAGCAAACTATCAAGCTATGAACTTAGCTATCGGTGATCTAGTTGCTGTGACTCATTCAATTACAGGTTTTAGTTCTAAGGTGTTTAGAGTCATGGGTATGGCAATTAATCCATCTTTTGAAGTTTCATTATCACTTATTGAGCATGATGATGATTGGTACACCTTTTCAAGTAAATCAGAAGTGGCAGCAGTTCCTAATACTTCATTTCCAGATCCCCTAACAGTACAACCACCTGCATCAATAACATTGACAGATGAATTAATAGAATATTCAGAGGGTATTGTTATTACAAGATTAAACATAGTCATTGGTGCATCTACAGATAATTTTGTTCAATATTATGTCGTTGAAGCAAGAAAAAGCACAGAAACAAATTTTAAAATTATTGGGCAAGGCACAGAACTAAACTATGAAATGTTAAATGTTGTTGATGATATTACTTATGATGTAAGATGTAGAGCAATAAATACACTTGGCATCTCATCATCATCAATTACAGCTAGTAGAAAGATTGTGGGTGCAACAGAGCCACCAAGTGATGTCAAAAACTTTTCTGTCAATATGCTTGGTAGTTCTCAAATGCAGTTGAATTGGGACGCAAACACAGATCTAGATATATCATTCTATGAGATAAGATATCAAAATGTTACATCAAATGCACAATGGAATAAGTCAGTAAATTGGCTACAAGTACCTAGAACATCTGGAACTTCTATCACTACAAATACTAGAAGTGGTGCTTTTTGTATAAAAGCTGTAGATAAACTTGGTAATGAAAGCAACAATGAAACCATTATATTTTCAAATATTGCACAAATCACAGAAAACTTCAAAGACATACAAACACTTACAGAAGATATCACAGCAGGAACATTTGATAGTGATGTAGCATTG